GATCAAGAGGCTCGTTTTACACGGCAATTCTCATCACGATTATTGGCTGGTGGAACATTATGGGAGGTTCAATCCGAATTAGAAATTCGAGAACGGCCTGTTTTGGAAGAAGGTATTTTAAATCTTCTTCTCTCTGAAGATGCCCAAGGCTTAATTGATATTGGTAATCAGCTTCATATCCTCGTGCATCAAACACTGCCCAATATTTTATAAAAAGGACGAACACTCATGAGTTTACAAGATGATCTTGAACAGGCAATTCTGCTTGTTCAAACTGATGCCGCTATTTTAAATACAATTATTCATGGCGATATCACAACAACGGTGCAAACCAATAATGGTGAAGTCGATTCTCCTGCCAAAGCCGTTCATGAGATCAAAACGACTATTGAATCGTCTCTTACTGATTTAGGTGCAACAGCAACATTACTAAATCAATCAATTACGCAAGCCGAACTTCATGAATTAAATGCAAGGAGCTATGCCGAGCTTGCACTCTCATATACGCAAGCCTTGAATTTGCCAGATAATCTACAAGGCCAATCAGGGAAACTTCTCGCCGTTAATGCACAAGAAGACGGTTATGAAGTTATCGATTCTCAATCCGTTTTTTACGGCTTGAAGTTGGATGGATCAGAACTGTTGTTTGAAACAGGCGATGCCAATTTTATCGAGGATGATTTCGCCACATGGACAATCACTCTTCCGGGGGTGGATTTTACAATTAACGACCATGGTCACCTCATCATGACATTTTAATCAAAAGAAGGACAAAACATGACAACATTGAATTTAGGTAATATCCGTTTTAACTGGCGCGGTGGTTATGATGCTAACACATCCTATAAACCTCGTGATGTGGTCTTTTATCAAGGATCAAGTTATGTGGCTGTGATTGATAATATGAATACGCCAATCACTGATGCAAGTGCATGGCATCTTATGGCTGCAGGAACAGATCAATTGATTAACGAAGGTGATATCCTGACCCACGATGGCAATATCCCTGTGCGTTTATCTCGAGGCCAAAACGCTCAAATCTTACAAATGAATGGCAATCAGCCACAATGGAATGATCAGGGCATGCATCCATCCAACCGCGTTGCAAAACTTGCCAAAGTTAATGGGCAAGGTGGTTTTTACACCCGTGCTTATTTGATGAGTGATGGCACAATCAAAGCCTGTGGTTATGGGAGTAATTTTTCAAACGGTGATCCTAATGCCAAGCATGTCTATACGCCATCCCGTGTTGTTGTAAGGAGCGCCGATGATGTGAGATTCACTGATGTCTTTATGGGTGGGCAACAAAATTATGCCCTGACACAAGATGGGGATGTGTATTCATGGGGCTATAACAATTACGGACAACTTGGTCATGGCGATACGATATCAAGATCTGAAGCCACTAAAATAGATTTTTTCACTGATAATAATATTAAAGTTATTAAAGTAATCGCAGATCGCCCCAACTATTATGATTATGGATGCGCATTGTTTCTAACTGATCTAGGTCACCTTTATGGCGTAGGTTATAACGCTAAGGGAGAACTTGGCAATGGAACATCAACTAATCAATCAATCCCAGTTCGATGTGGTGCACTCACTGATATTGTTGATGTTCGTTTATCAGGTTTACAACATTCTGTTTATGCCATCCAAAATAATGGCCAATTATGGGTTTGGGGTCATAATATTAATGGTCAGTTAGGCCTTGGGGATACCACGAACCGCCTGACACCAATCATGCATAATACGATGAATAATGTTGTAAAAGCGATCCCTTCAAATGGTTATAAGACTGATGGGACGTCACCAGCCGGTCATGGAATTATCCTTCTTGATGACGGAACAATTTGGACATGTGGTTATAATGCCTACGGTCAATTAGGGCATGGTGACACAACCAGCCGAACTAGCTTTAGTCAGATTAATAGCACTGAAAATTTTGTAGATATTGAAACAGGTGACGGACGCTATCCAACTTGCGCTTCTATAACTGATAATGGCGATGTGTATATATGGGGCCATAATGGGTATGGACAATGTGGAATTGGTGTAACAGGCAATCAGCTATCACCTATGAAACCCACCGGCGACTATCAAGGCTCTGTTACTCGTGTTGAAATTGGTGGTGGAGCATCTTACGAAGGTGTCGTATTAGAAGCTGATGGTCGATTATGGGCCGCTGGTTATAATAATAATGGCAATCTAGGTGTTAATAGCGGCTCAGGCACAAACACTGAATTTTTATCTGTTCTTGGGTTATCCGGTGAAATCTTAGATTGGAATATCTATGGGCAAGGCACAGCAAGCTGGGGCATAGGTGTTCTCTATACAGATGGCCGTGTCGATGCTTGTGGTGCAAATACCTCCTATGGTGAAACAGGAACGCACGTTGGTAATCTGCACAATGTTTTCACACTCAAAAATGTTCTTTTTTAAACTTTAAAATCCGAAGGAAATATCATGACTATTAAAGCCTATAAAAACGGCAAAGCACCTCGCTTTGACGAACTTAAATACACGCCTATTCATTTAGGTGAAATTAATGGATGCCATCATTACGCTTTTCCAAAAGGGATGACACCGCCAAAAGGCGGGAAAACCATCAAGGGTGATGACCTTAAAGAGATTTTATCTCAATCACCGATTATATCGAATGTTAAAATCAAAGCTGCGGAGCGTATCTTGGATATTGCACCATTATGGCGACAGCAAAATGCCCTCAGTGATTTGGTAAGATTACAAAATAAATCCAAGCCAACAGAGGATGAAAAAGGACGCTTAATTCAGTCTGAGTCGTTACTCACATCAATTGAAATTATTCGAGAATGCTCCAATCAAATTGAAGACGCCATCTGTGATGGTAAAGTCATTGATCTTGAAATTGACGCGACATGGGATCTTTTAGAAGATGCCTGATGCAACATTATCACAAGCCTTGAGAGAGGCTTATGCCTCTGCGCCCAGTGATGTTGTGATATTGCACACGCTTGAGCTTCGCCATCCGTCTTTTATCGATGATGATGGGGACACTATTGCGATCCGTGTTGTGCGTGACAATTCTGATCTGAGTGCCGCGCTGGAGACAACTGCGCCTTTGAATGCTGGCGAGATTGTTGAATTTATCGCCATGGGGTTTGATTTGGAATTGCCTGCGGTCAATACTGCACCCGTTCCTGAAATATCAATCACGCTGGATAATGTCTCTCGTGAGATTGTGACGCATTTGGATGCCGCGATTGAGACCCAAGATAAAATTGAAATCACCTATCGGCCTTATTTATCAGATGATTTGCAAGGACCACAGATGGACCCACCATTCACACTTGTGCTCACAGAAGTGAGTGCGGATGCGGCGCGTGTCACAGGCAAGGCACGCATGCTGGATATTGGGAATAAAGCCTTCCCATCAGAAACTTATAACGCCTTTAGATTTGCAGGACTGACACGATGACACATTGGGCTATTGATTATATTGGCAAACCTTGGGTGGTTGCGAGTGATGGACCAGAGGCTTATGACTGCTGGGGTCTGATTGTTGCGATCCATAAACGACTTTATGGTCGGGCGCTGGAGATTATCCCTGTTGAAGAAAACAACCTTCGCCAGCTGATCAAAACCATTAATGCATCACCAGAGCGTGCCAATTGGGATGTGGTTCATAATCCCATTGAAGGTGATATAGCCCTCATGCGTCAATCACGCCATCCGATCCATGTCGGCATTTGGCTCGATATTGATGGCGGAGGCATGCTTCATTCCATGCAGGGCGCTGGTGTCGTCTTTCAAAATTTAAACAGCCTCGCATTATCAGGCTGGAAAATCGAAAATTATTATCGTTACAACAAAGGTGAATAACTATGGCTCAAATCGCCATTCATCATAATCCGTTTCAGTTACATGAAAATGTTGAGCTGTTTACACCACGTGATCATCATACGATCCGAAGCTGGTTGAATAATCAGGGCATTACCGAGTTTACAAAGCCAACATTGTGCCTTGTCAATGGTGATCCTGTTTTGCGTAAGGATTGGTCATTCATCCATATCAATAACGATATGGTGGTGAGTTTTGTATCCCTTCCTCAAGGGGGCGGCGGTGGCAAAATACTGCGGACTGTTTTATCCATTGCCATTATGGTTGCTGCTCCCTATGCAGGCGCGGCATTGGCAGGAACACTCGGTGTGACCAGTGCCATTGGAGTATCCTTAATTACAGCCGCCGTTGGTTTTGCAGGGTCAGCACTGCTTAATGCGCTAATCCCACCACCAAGCCCATCATCGCCGATTAGTAATTTCAATACGGCCAGCCCAAGCCCGACATATTCATTGCAGGCACAAGGTAATCAAGCACGCCTTGGTGAGCCGATCCCCTGTGTTTATGGCCGTCATATTGTGTATCCAGATTTTGGATCAACGCCATATTCTGAATTTGAAAATAATGATCAGTTTCTCTTCCAACTCCATGTGATTGGTCAAGGTGAATATGATGTTGAAACCATCCGCATCGAAGATACGCCCATCACATCATTCTCAGAGATTACGCATGAAATCATACCACCCAATGGAACGGTTACGCTATTTGACACCGATGTCGTCACCGCCCCCGAGGTCGCCGGACAAGAATTAATCAGCACGGACGATGGTGGATCATGGATCGGCCCGTTTGTTGCCAACCCTGCCGAAACACAAACTGAATTATTAGCCTTTGATATCGCTTTATCTCGTGGTCTTTATTACGCCAATGATAGCGGGAGCCTGAGTAATCGAACTGTCACTTGGGATGTGCAGGCACGCCTGATTGATGATGACGGTGTAGCCACCGGGTCTTGGATCACACTTGGATCAGAAACCATCACCGATAATAGTAATACGCCCATCCGTAAAACTTATAAATATCCAGTGAGCGCTGGCCGTTACGAAGTACAAGCCATTCGCACCAATGCCAAAGATTATTCATCACGATCAGGCAATGATCTCAATTGGAATGCTGTTAAAGCGCATCTTGTATCTGATGATAATTTTGATGATGTGACATTACTGGCATTAAAGATGCGTGCCACCGATAATCTCTCGCAACGATCCTCACGGATGGTCAATTGTATCGTCACACGCAAATTGCCTGTTTGGGATGAGGTGAATGGCTGGTCTGCGCCACAAGCCACGCGCTCAATCGCATGGGCATGTGCCGATATTTTAAAAGCTGATTATGGTGCAAAATTGGACGATAGCAGGATTGATCTTCAAGCCCTCAAAACCTTGGATAATATTTGGATTGGACGTGGTGATACATTTAATGGCATCTTTGATCGCAAACTCACTGTATGGGAAGCCTTATCACAAGTGGCACGCTGTGGCCGTGCCGTTGCATTTTTACAAGGTGGCACTCTTCGGTTTGTCAGGGATGAATCTAAAACACTGCCTGTAGCATTATTTTCACCGCGTAATATTATCAAGGATAGTTTCAAAATCGACTATGTGATGCCAGGCGAAGATACCGCCGATAGCGTCACGGTTGAATTCTTCAATGAAAAAACATGGAAGCCCGATGAGATCACGGCCAGCCTTGCAGATAGTAACGCCGAGCAACCAGCCACCGTATCTTTATTTGGATGTAGCAACAAAGATCATGCTTTGCGCGAGGGATTATATATGGCAGCCGCCAATCGCTATCGCAGGCGGTTGGTGAATTTCAAAACAGAACTTGAAGGTTTGATTCCAACATATGGAGATTTGATTGCAGTATCCCATGATATGCCGCGCTGGGGGCAAGCAGGCGATGTCACTGCTTACAGTGATCCCTATCTTGATTTATCGGAAGCTGTCGAATTTAGCGATGGCGAAAGCCATTACATCGTTCTGCGTAAGCAAGATGGAACAATCAGTGGACCATGGTTGGTCGCTGCTGGTCGTAATAATCGGCAAGTGAAACTGGAAGAAGAGATCGACTTTACACCCTATACAGGCAACGCAGAAGAGCGCACGCATTTCTCATTCGGCATTGGAGAGCAATGGGGTGTGTTATCTCGAGTCACAGGCGTAAGACCGCGTGGCAATGAAGTCGAAATATCCTCCGTTGTTGAAAACGCACTCGTTCACAGCGCCGATCAAATTTAACCATCAACTACAAACGAAAACAAAGGAAAAAACCATGACACTGACATATGTGGCTATGGTGCTGGGCATTCTTGTCAACAGCATCGGGCTTATTATCACACTCGTAAAAGTGACCTCGAAAATCACAACACAAAATGCTGTCCAAACCGAGCGCATTAAAACATTAGAGCATCAAGTTAATAACGACATTACGGGTCGCAAGGTCGTGAGCGAAATGCGACAGGACTTGGCAGTGATTAAATCACAAATCAAAGACATCAAACGAACCCTTCAACACTTCAATAAAGGAGAATAAAATCATGCTTACATTATTAGGATCATTACTTGGATTCATATCATCAGCCTTCCCAGACATCTTAAATATCTGGAAAGAGAGAGCCGACCGCAATCATGAGCTGGCCATCATGGATCGACAGATGGACTTACAAAAACTCAATCACTCGCAGAGGTTGGAGGAAATCAACGTGCAGGCCGATATCAGCGAGAGTAAAGCGCTGTATTCTCATGCAAGTCAACCTAGCGGAAATCCATTTATTGAGGCACTACGAGCCTCCGTGCGTCCCGTGTTGACCTATGCGTTTTTTACCCTCTTTGCCAATGTGAAAATTGCTGCGTTGTTTCAGTTGTTGGATCAAGGTTTTACTGTCACTGACAGCATAATCATTATTTGGGATGGCGAAACACAGGCGCTATTTGCTGCTGTCATGTCGTTTTGGTTCGGGCAACGTGCTTTATCCAAATTACGGGAGGGCTAGATCATGCGTTATATTACACAAAATAGTATCGATATAATCAAACGGTTCGAGGGTTTTTCTTCAACCGTTTACATCTGCCCTGCAGGATACCCAACAATCGGCTATGGCCATGTTGTTTTAGATCATGAAGATTTCAGCAAAGGCGTATCGAAACGCCAAGCCGAAATTCTCCTGAGAAAGGATGCTCAAATTGCAGAGCGTGCAGTATTACGGCTTATCACTGTTCCACTCACTGATGGTCAGTTTGATGCGCTGGTATCTTTTACCTATAATTTAGGTGGTGGAGCGCTTCAACGCTCTACACTTCGCCGTGTTATTAATCGTGGCGATCATTATGACGTCCCACGACAGCTTATGCGCTGGGTTTGGGCTGATGGTAAAAAGCTCAAGGGCTTAATACGGAGGAGAGAGGCAGAGGCTGATTTATATCAAATATAA